GTGAACGCAAAGAGCTCGCCGACCGCCTCTAAAACTCTGGAGCGAGAGGCCCACCCCTCGCTTGCTGAGGTTCTTCCCGAACAGATCCTGCCGAAGCTTGAGAATCTTCCGCCAGAAGGCCGCGAGGTCATTGAGGAGATTTACGAGGCAACGCTTGCTGTCTCAGGCCCAATTCCGCCGCCTTCCCTGGCTGCTGGCTACGAGAAGTTGCTGCCTGGGGCCACAGATCGTCTCTTCAAGATGGCTGAACTTCAGATCACCAGCATCTCCAAGCGGATGGATGCTGATGTGGATGCTGAGACGGACTCTCGTTCCAAGAACCAGACCTACCGTCTGTGCGGGCTACTAGCCGGGGCTCTGGTGAGCTTGTCCCTTATCGCGGCCGGTTGCCTCGTTGCCATCTATGGGCAGGCTCCTGTGGCTGGTAGCCTCGTCAGCCTCTTGGGTGTTGGTACGGGCCTGGCTGGCATCTTTGTGAAGGGTAGACCGCTTACTGACTCGGAGACGGCTGAGCCTAAGCCCAAAGAAGTCCCGCGGGCGGACCGTCATTCTGAAACGAAGACTCAGAGAGCCCGGGCGCATCGTAAGCGTTAAGTCTGCTCTCCCCGCATCAGTAGCGGCATAGCCGTCGCGGCGAGCGTTTTCTGGCGCGCGGCGCGCGTATAGCGCGCGGCCTCCTTGGGGCTGAGCCATCCAAAGATCGCCATGAGCTGGTGCTCGGTCGCGCCGTTCTCGGCGGCGATGGCGGCGCCCGATTTACGCAGGCCGTGCGCGGAGCAATGGCCCAGCCCGGCCTCGTCGCAGCGCTTCCGGAACCAGTTGCCGAATCCATTGGACGTGAAGGGCTTGCCGTACTCCGTCACCAAGAAGGTGAGGTCGCCGGTCGGGCTCTGGTCGATAATCTCGCGCAGCGCCGGCAGGACGGGCAGGTCCAGCGTTATGGGCTTGTTCCTGCGGTTCTTCACCTGCGTGAAGCGCAGCCAGCCATCACGGACATGCTGCCGGCCGAACAGCACGACATCCGAGCGGCGCGTGCCGAGGTAGAGCAGGAGCGCCAGCGCGAGCCGCGCCTTCGTGCCCACCGGGTGGCGCTCCTCGAACTGCTCGACCTCGGCAATGGTCCACGAATGATGGCCCTCGGACCCGCTGCGCAGATAAGGCACGTCCTTGGCCGGATTCGTCTTCGCCAGGTCCTGCTCGATCGCAAAGCTGAAGACCTGGCGTACGGCTTTCACGCGACCATTGGCGGCCTCTGGCAGGTCGACCTTGCGGTCGCGCAGCACGCGAATAGCTTTGGCCGTCATCTTGGATGCCGGCACCTGGCCGAACAGCGTTGAGGAGCCGGGCGCGACAGGCTCTTCGAAGGTGGCTTCCAGGATGCCGCGGCGCACGCGTTGGGTGCGCTCGTCCAGCCTCTTGAAGGTGGCGCTGCTGAAATACTGCACGCACAGCCAGCGGTAGCTGTTGAAGACGATAGCGGGGGCTGTCGGCTCGCTGGCGGGCTTCTCCGTCTCTTCCTCCAGTGCGCGGCGGTACTCCTCGGCAAACGCCTTGGTGCCGGGTTCTGCCGTCAGCCTGATCTTGCGGTGCCCCTTGCCGCGCCAGAAGTAGCGGCGCGTGTTGCCGTGCCGGTCGCGGTCCTCGTAGGCGTAGCGGAGCTTCATCTTGGCCATGGCTTATGCGGCGAACTCGATCTCGTCGCCGTCGTCGTCCGCATCCCGCAACGCATCGAATGCAACGTCAAGTCGCAATCGGTCCCACACCCTTCGGCTCTTGATGGCCGTCGCCGCCGGCATCTTGCCCTCCTTCACCAGTTGGTCGAACAGGCTGGCACCGATGCCCAGATAAGCGGCGGCTTCCTCGCGGCTGAGTCCTCGAGGCGGGCAAGAAATTGGCAGGATGTCCCTACGCGGCATGGCCATGCCTTCTGACCTGGTCGGGATCGTAGACGCCGGGCACGGGCACGGGCACCGGCTCGGGTTCGGGGTTCGGCTCGGGCCGCAGGGCGGCGCCGCTGCCCGGGTGGGGCGGCTCGGGGCCGTTGTCGTTCGCGTCCAGCCAGCGGGCGAAATCCGGATCCATGTCGAGGAAGGCGGCGCGCACATAGCGCGGCCAGGCCTGCATCTCGGCTGCCGTTTCGGTGTAGTTCGCGGGATCAACTGGCCGGAAGGCGCTCATCACACCCTCATCGGCATCAGCACGAAGGTGGCGGCGTCGTCGCCTTCGGCGGTGATGAGCGTGGGCGAGCCGGGATCGTTCAGTTTGATCAGCGTGGCGTCGCCGCCGTGCGCGGCCAGGATATCCTGCATGTAGCGGCCGTTGAAGCCGATCTCGATTCCGGCCTCGCCACCCACGAGCGTGGCCTCGACCTCATCCGTGGCGCTGCCTGCGTCCGGATTGGTGACGGTGAGCGCGACCGCATCTTTCCCGAAGGCGAACTTCACGGCCCGGCCACGCTCGCTGCTGATGGTGCCGACGCGATCGACCGCCGCGGCGAAGGCTGAAGTCTCCACGCGGAACACGCGGCTGTTGCCCTGCGGGATCACGCGGCGATAGTCCGGGAAGGTGCCGTCGATCAGCTTGGAGGCCAGCACGGTGGGCAGGCCTTCGGCGCCCGGCGTGGCCGGCGTGCCGGAAAAGGTGAGGCGGATCTTTGTCGCGCTCATCTCCACCGTCACGGGCTCTTTCTGGCCGGACAGGAGACGCGTGATCTCGATGACGGTTTTGCGGGGCAGGATGATGCCCGGCATGCCGGCCGCGCCATCGGGCAGCGCCGTGACATAGCGAGCCAAGCGGTGGCCGTCCGTGGCAACGGCGGTCAGCCCGTCCTCTGCGGCTTCAAGGTGGATGCCGTTGAGGTAGTAGCGCGTCTCTTCCGTGGAGATTGCGAAAGCCGTGCGGTCGATGATCAGGCTCAGCGTGTCGGCTGCCAGCGTGAAGCGCGTGGGCACATCGCCGAGCACGAGCTCCGGGAAGTCCTCGGCGGCGAGCGCCTGCAGCTTGAAGCGGGAGCGGCCCGCCTTCACGGCCAGGCTGCCGCCGGCGGCATCGCCCTGCAGCGTGACCTGCGAGCCGTCCGGCAGCTTCTGCACGATGTCCTTGAAGGTGTGCGCCGGCACCGTGATGGTGCCCGGCGTCTTCACGTCGGCGTCGGCCGCAGTGTCGATCGAGATGTCGAGGTCCGTGCCGGTGAGCGATAGTCGCCCGTTGCCGACCACAAGGCGAACATTGTTTAGGATCGGGATGGTGGTGCGCTTCTCGACCACGCGCGTGGCGGCGGCCAGCGCCTTCAGGAGGGCGGCGCGTTCCGTGGTGCAATCGAGGGCAGGGCTGGCGGTCATCTTGTCTCTCTGACTGGTGAGGGCGGGACGCGCGGCCGGTTCGGACAACCGCGCGTCCCTGCTTCGAGGTGCCTCCGTGAGGCGGGAGGGTTACGCCTCGGGGCTTCCCTCGAAGGTCGGAAGGCCGGTTTCCTCGCCGACGCGGTGGAGGTCAGAGACAACCTGCTCGCGCAGCCAAAACTCCCAGCGGTAGAGCTGGTAGAACCAAGTGATCGAACCGCCTCCCAGCCGGTAGCGGAGACGCGCGGGAATGCGCACGGCATGGCCATCGACGAACGCTGGCACGGACAGCATGAAGATGCCGGGGATCGTGATCTTCTCGCCGCTACCGTTGAGGTGCTCCTCGGAGAACTCGATGGTGCGCTCGCCGGTCTGAAGCCGCTCCTGGCGCTTCACCTTTGCGCCGACGAACACTTCGAGCGATCGCGAGAGGTCGATCAGTTCGTTGGGGCTGGCGAACGTTGCCTTGAACAGCCGCTCGAACTCACTCTTCTCGCCATCTAGGGGGCTGGCCAGCTCTGCCGCGTGCTCCTCGAGGAACGCCGCGAACTCGCCCTGTTCCATCGCCTTGGCGTTGTTGGCGACCCACGCCTTGAACTCGTCTGTGATGGGGAAGGCGTAGCTAATCCGATGCCGTCCCCAGCGCGCCGTGCGTTCAAGGTCGTGGTAGTCGATGACAGCCGTCAGCTTCGGGCTGGGCCATGCCGTCTCGCCAAACACGACAGAGCCGTCATCCTTGTGGCGGTTCACCAGGTCGATGAAGCTCCGCAGCGTGAGCGCCGTGGCCGTACCGGCACGCCGGTCGGGCTCCTGCCGGAACTCGTCGATGATGTTCTTGACGCTGCGGAGCTGCTGCGTCTCGTGGTCGAACAGGGCCGGCACCTGGACGGGCAGGCCATTGCCGAGCCCGGAGGTCGGAATGCTGACCATCTCGGCTTTGGTTGTGGCACGGGCCAGATCCGCGACGATCGCGGCCGCGCTGGCAGTGATGCAGGCCTCGGCGGGCTGCGGGGCATTCGTCTTCGGTGTCGTCATGGGATGCTCCTGACTTCTGAGATTCGGTTACGCGGACGCGGCGTCGCTGCCGCGAGGCGCGCCGGCCTCACGGGGTTCGAACATGTTGATCTGGCTGGGGTGCTGGACGGACAATTCACCCTCGACGGGCCAGAACGTGGTGGAGGGCGTCGCCTCTTCCGGCAGCTTCATCGCCAGCTTCGGCTTGATCTCGACCCGGTCATCCGCCATCGCGACAGTGAGCGTGACGGTGATGGTGGCCGTGCCCTTGCTGCCCGGCAGGTTCTCCAGCGTCTGGAGCGCCTCGGCCAAAGCGGCGTCGAGCTTGGGTTCGAACTTGCCGCGGGCCAGAAGCCCCAGCATCTCGGTGAAACGGCGGATCGTGCGTGCCATGTGCGGTTCTCTCAGCGGCGAAGGGGATGGCCGCCACTGAGGGCGGGCAGGTAGCGCTGCATCAGCGCATAGAGCTCGGCGGCGGCATCGGGCGGCGAGCGGAACCGGAAGACGCGGGGCAGGGGCTTGATGTCGAAGAGCCCCTCAGGCCAGCCGCACGGGCAGGCCTTGTTGCCGTTGAAGTCCCGGATCTCGGTACGCATGGCGACCAGGTCGGCGCGCTTGATCTCGATGCGCTGCGCGGCGCCCGGCATCGTCAGCCCGGCGGCTTCGTGGATCGCCACGTCATGCCGGCGCTTGGCCTCGCGGATGGCGTCGCGGACGATGATCTCGCCGTCCTGAAAGCGCTCGCTCGCGATGGTCGCGAGCATGTTCACCTGCGGCGTGCCGAGGTCGCCGATGCGCTGCTCGTGGAAGTCGTGCACCAGCACCCACGGCTTGAACGACTCAGCCACGGCCTCACATGCGATGACGGTGTGCTGCGCTACCGAGATCGGCGTCTCGAACGCTGCCGTGTACCGATTTATCCCGGCGAGCGTCTCGGCGATCTCGCGGAAGTCGACGGCCTCGGCTGTCGGCTGCACCAGTTCGATGCCGCGACCGGAACGCCCGTGCATGTAGACGGCGGCGGTCATGCCGAAGCCTCCGTGGAGGCAGGGCGAAGCGCTTGAAGTTCGGCTTCAGCGACATTCCGCCATTGATCGCCATGCTGGAGGGCCAGGTTCAGGGCCCATCGCAGAGTGAAGGCCTGCTCGTCTTCGGCTCGGCGCTTGATAACATGACCGGCGGCGCGGAAGGCACCGGCAACTGGCCCGGTGTGCCACAGCATCAGCGCCAATGCTTCCCGCACAGCCGGGGTATCAGGAACGACTACGGCAGATGTGTCGCTCATCGCGCACCCCGAGCGAGCGGCAGAGCATAGGCGTCGGCTGCCGCAATCAGAGTGCGAGAACGCACCTGGCCGAGGTCACAGGCGTGCGGATGGAGGCGCCCATAGACCTCTTCGAGGCAGGGCTCGATCATCTCTTCCGGGAAGCCGAAGTGCTTCAGCTGATCGCGGCAGCCTTCCCGTGTCTGCGGCACGTTGCGCAGGGTGCGCAGCGATCCGAACATGGCGTCGGCGTAGAACCGGCGGCTGCTGGGCGTGGCGGCGAGAACGGGCGGCTCGACGTGGTCGGGCTCAGGCTCGCGCGGATTGGACTGAATGACCCGCAGCGCAAGGCGGCGGGCGAGGGCCGATGCGTTGCCGCTATAGGCCGCGATCTCGAAGGCCGAGAAGCCTGCGGCTTGCAGATCGGCCTCAGTGCATGCGCCGCTCGCGGCTTCGCGGCGGCGCATGACATCCGCCATGTTGGCAGTGATCTCCGCCGTCGGGCGGCGGGTTGAGGTGGCGTGAGCCTGCTGCACAGTGTGCCTCCATCTCGTCGGAGAAGATGGAGAAGTTGCTACGCCATGTAGCGAACTTAGTCAACACACTATGTAGCGATTATGTAGCGTGCGGGTTTTCCGGTGTCCGGCCTTCCGTGAAGATCACGATAGGCTCGTCATAGTCGCCAAAGTCGGGATCGCCCTCGATCGCGAGCGCGATCACCCCGGCCTTAAGCGGTGCGAAGCGGCGTGCGGTTTCGAGCGCCCGTTCGGCGGTAGCTAGGCGCTGCGGCTGATCGGGGACGAGCCGCCGGCCCTGGCCCGTGTAGGATTGGACGATGTAAACAGTCTCTCTTGGCATAGTCGGCTCCTGGTGGCTGGCGATGCCCGCGAACGTTGACGTTCCTCCCTTGGCCGCCTTGATGTCGGCACTCGGAGCAGTGCACTCGGTGCCTTAGCTGCTCCAGAGATAGCTCCGGATGCAGGCGTTTAAGCATCGGCTTTTCCCAGAGCTTGAAGCGTCCGCACTCCTCGCACTCGATCTCGACTGCTGACAAACTCGCTACCAAAGTCACGTCTCGAACCTCCGTTCCGTTCACGGAATGTTCTCATTTGGACTCTGATCGGAGGGAGAGTCGAATCGTTATTTTCGGCTTGTGCTTAACCCTCTCCGGTGCCCACGATCTTGTGGATCGAGACAACCTCGGCGGTCGGATAGTGCAGGATTTCTTCCTCGCCAGGCGCCGGATTGAGCTGGCGCACGATGGTCTCCCGAGGTGAGCGGGAGATGAACTGCTTCACATACCCGACCGGGGGCTCGCCTTCACCGGCATGGAGCTGGATGACGACAAAGTCGTCTCGGCGGACGGGTTTGTGGGGGTTTATGTGAAGCACCTCGCCAGCGATGTAGCGCGGCTCCATCGACGTGCCGGCCATGTAGATGGCGTAGGCTCCTGTCACATGCTCCAGGCTGGGTGGGGCTAGGACTTCCGCGAGCGTTTCGCCGTTGAAAACGAACATGCCCGCATCGTCGTCCGGGCCGCCGCGGCCCCGTCCATAGACAGGCAGGCGCTTGCGTCCGTACTCGAAGGGAAAGGGTGCGGAAATCTCGGACGGCGGCAAAGGGGCGCGCCGAACCTCCACCGGATCCTCGCCAGCGCCGAACAAGATGTGTGGTGCGCTGGTGTTGGCGAAAGACCGTGCATAGCGCTCGGCATCATCCTGGCCGATGGTCCGAGTGCCGCCCTCATGCGCGCGATAGGTGCTTTCCGGCCACTCGAAGCGAAGCGCTGCCTCTCGCGCGGACCTGAAGCCAGCCTTCTTCCGGGCCTCGGCCAGACGGGCACCTTGCGCCTTGCGTGCTGCATTCTCGCTCATGCTACGCAATGTAGCGTGTGAATAGCTACATGCTGTGTTGACCATAGTCGCTACTTCATGTAGCGATTTGGGCATGCAGAGCTTCGCCGCACTCATCGACCTTTGGCCGGACATGGCAGTTCTTTCCTCGGATACCGGGGTTAAGGAAAGCCACCTTCGGACCATGAAGGCGCGCAACTCGGTCCCGCCCGATTACTGGCCGGCCTTCGTTGATAGCGCCAAGCGGCGGGGCATTCCCGGCGTCACCTTCGACGTGCTCGCTGGGCTCTACGCTCGCCGGCAGCGCGTCCGTCGTATGGCGGAGGCGTCCTAGTGAACGTCGTCGCCAGCTTCCACGTGCGGACGGCTTCCGGCGCCGTCGTCGTCAGCCTCGGGCTGCGAGGCCTTCAGGGCAGCTTCGGCTTCGGACTCAGCCCCGACGACGCCCTGCTGCTGGGCCGCGAGCTGCTCCTGGCGAGCGGCCTGTCTTTCGAGGATCTCCTGAGCCTGCGCCAGATGGGCGAGGGCGAGGTAGATGGGGTCGCGGGTGCGGCTGCCGGTGTTCATGGTGACGTGCTCCGTTCGAAAGATGACGGGCTGAGTGTTGCCGAGAACTGGGCGAGCTTCTGCCGGAATGCCGAAGGGGGTTTCCGGTGAACCCCTACAAGCCCCGCACTCCCGCATCGGCGCATGACGCCATTGACCGGCTTATCGAGGCCTGCGGAGGCCCGAAAGCGGTCGCGGCCTTCCTCAGTGTACGCCTCGGTACGGTCTACGGGTGGACTGACCCTGACGTGTCGCAGGGCGCTCCTTTCGCTCAGGTCTGCCTGCTGACCGAACACCACAAGGTTACGGCAGCGGCCGAGCACCTCGCGCTGCTGGCCGGCGGCGTCTTCGTGCCGCTGCCATCCGATGACGGTGAGCTGGACGAGCACGCCGCAAGCCTGACGCTGGAGACGGCCGAGATCGTCGGCGAGATCATCCGGTGCACGCGTGCGGACAGCGAGGGCGGGGCAAAGCTGACCTCGGCCGAGCGTGCGAAACTGAAGCGCCAAGCCTTCGACGTGATGCGCGTGATGAGCGGCATCCTCTCCGAACTGCGGGAAGGCGAGTGATGGAGGAGGATCTCGTCCTGACCTCCCGCGTCGTCACCATCCTCGTGGTGTCAGCCGTCGCGGCTTATGTCCTGGTGCTCATCGGAGCCGCTGCCTACTTCGCGCGGTCCACCCGATGAGCCGCCTGACCGAAGATCAGATCGCCGAAATCCGCTCGCGCAATCCCGTCGATCACCTTCCGGGCGTCGATGTGCGCAAGGCCGGTTCAAAGCTGGTCGGGCCGTGCCCGGTTTGCGGCGGCGGCAAGCGCAATGAGCGCTTCGAAGTCGTGGGCGAGGGGTGGGTATGCGCCGTCTGCCAGGATGGCGGCGACGTGATCAAGCTCGTGCAGCTGATGCACAATTTGGACTTCCGCGAGGCGGTCGATCACCTCGGCGGCGTGCCCGGCCTCGTGGATCATGCCGAGGCGGCGCGGCGGGCTGAGGAGCGGGCGCGGGAGCGTGCCCAGCGCGACGCGGAGTCCGCGAGCTACCGCGAAGCCGAACGCAAGCGGATGTGGGATCTCTGGACCAATCCGGATGCGCGCGACTGGCGCGGCTCGGAGGTCGAGCACTACCTCGTCAACCGCGTCGGCGCGCCGATCCCCACCGATCTGCGGCTGCGGCTGCGGTTCTTCCCGGAGCTGCCCTTCTTCGACAAGCAAAAGGGTGACGCCCGCCGAATGCTGCATCGCGGCCCGGTGATGCTGGCGCCGATGACGGACGAGACGGGCACCTTCCGCGGCCTGCACATGACCTGGCTTGATGCCTCGCAGCCCAAGGGCAAGGCCGTCATTCCCGATCCTGACGAGCCGGGCGAGTTCCTGCCGGCGAAGAAGATGCGCGGCTCGGCCGCTGGCTCCGAGATCGTGCTGCGGCCCGTGCCGGAGCCGCGCCGGGTGATCGCGGCCGAGGGCATCGAGAACGTGCTGACGGCGCTCATCGCGCTGGATGCCACGGGTGCCGACCTCGCCGACACCAAGTTCACGGCGGCCGGCAGCCTCGGCAATCTCGGCGGCAAGGCCGTGGCCACCGTGCGGCACCCGACCCTCACGAAGGTCGACGCGCGCGGCGTGCACCGGGCCCGCATGGTGCCCGGCCCGGATCCGGAGCCCGGCGCGCGCGCCATGCCTTTGCCGGAGTGCTGCGAGGAGCTGATCCTCATCCGCGACGGCGACAGCGAGCCGGTGCTGACCGCGCATGCCCTGACGCGCTGCGCCCGCCGCAGTGCGCGACCGGGCCGCACCATCCGCCTCGCCGATCCCGGCGACGGCTTGGACATCAACGATCTGGTGAAAGAGGTGGCGGCGTGAGCGTGCTTCCGTTTGACGTGTTCTTCGGCGACCGCGCGCCGTCAGCCCCCCGGCATGAACTGATCGTGGACAGCTTTGCGGGCGGCGGCGGCGCCTCGACCGGAATCGAGATGGCGCTCGGCCGCTCGCCGGACTTCGCCATCAACCACGACCCGGAAGCGCTGGCGCTGCACGCCGCGAACCATCCGCACACCGTGCACCTGTCGAAGAACGTCTGGCACGTCGATCCGCTGGAGATCGTGAACGGCGCGCCTGTCGGGCTCGCCTGGTTCTCGCCGGACTGCAAGCACTTCAGCAAGGCCAAGGGCGGCAAGCCCGTGAAGCGGCACATCCGCGACCTTGCGTGGGTGGTGGTGCATTGGGCCAAGCGGGTGCGCCCGCGCGTCATCATGCTGGAGAACGTGGAGGAATTCCGCGATTGGGGCCCGATCACGGCGGAGGGCAAGCCGTGCCCCGACCGCAAAGGACAGACGTTCCAGGCATGGATGGCCGAACTGAAGCGGCTCGGCTACCGCGTGGAATGGCGCGAGTTGCGGGCCTGCGACTATGGCGCGCCGACCATCCGCAAGCGGCTGTTCCTCATCGCGCGCCGGGACGGCCGCGCCATCGTCTGGCCTGAGCCGACCCACGGCAAGCCGACCGATCCCGACGTGATCGCGGGCAGGAAGCTGCCTTGGCGCACGGCGGCTGAAATCATCGACTGGTCACTGCCCTGCCCGTCGATCTTTCTGACTAAGGAAGAGGGCCGGAAGGTGGGCTGCAACCGCCCGCTGGCAGACGCCACGATGGCGCGCATCGCCAAGGGCGTGAAGCGCTACGTGCTGGACGCGGCCAAGCCGTTCATCGTCAGCGTGGCGCACGGCTACAGCGGCGGCAGGCGCGAGTATCCGCTCGAGGAGCCGATTGGCACCGTGACGAGCGGCGGCATCAGCCATGGCGTGGTGGTGCCGCACGTCTCCTACGCCCAGCAGGGCGGGCGCGTGCGCTCGGCGGAAGATCCGCTGCACACCGTCACGGCCAGCACAAAGGATCAGAACACCGTCGTTGCGCCGATCCTCGCGCCGCATGTCATGACGATGCGCAGTGCGCAGAAGCCGCACAACGGCGCAGATGAGCCGACGCACACCATTACGGCAGGCGGGGCAGGGCTGAGCCTGGTCGCCCCGCAACTGGTCGGCTGCGGCGGCCGGGCCGGGCAGAGCCGCCCGCGTGGCCTCGATGAGCCGATGCACACCGCGACAGCTAAAGCGGACACCTGCCTGACGGCTGCGCACCTGACGAAGTTCAACACGGGCGCGACCGGCTCCGATGCCGAGGCCCCGGTGCCGACGGTGACGGCCGCCCACTCCGAGTATCATCCAGGCGGCGCCGTGCCGCTCGGCCTGGTAGCGGCTTCTATCGTCAAGCAAAACTTCGGCTCTAAGCCATGCTCTGCGGTGGATGAGCCGCTTCATACGGTCACGACGCAGGGGAACCGGCACCAGCTAACAGCCGCCTTCCTTGCCCAGCACAACACGGGCGTCGTCGGCCACACGGTGGAAGCGCCGCTCTCCACCGTCACGGCGGGCGGCGACCGCGGCATGTCGCAACAGGCCGTGGTGTCGGCCGGCATGCTGAACCTGCGCGGCTCCGACCGCCGCGGGGCGGACGTGGATGCGCCGCTGAACACCGTGACCGGAGGCGGCACGCACGCGGCCGAGGTCCGCGCCTTCCTGCTGAAATACTACGGCAGCACCGAAGACGGGCAGGGCGTTGAAGATCCGCTGCACACCGTGACGGCGCTGCCACGCTTCGGCCTCGTGACGATCGAGGGCGAGCTCTACGAGATCGCCGACATCGGCATGCGGATGCTGAAGGCGCGCGAGCTCTACCGCGCGCAGGGCTTTCCGGACACCTACCGCATCGACATCGAGTTCAACGGGCGCCCGCTGCCGCAGTCGTCGCAGACGCGCATGTGCGGCAACTCGGTGTGTCCGCCCATGGCGCGCGCCCTGGTGGCCGCGAACTGCCCCGATCTGGCCGTGCTGCGCGAGGCGGCGGAATGAGCGGCCTAGCTCGCCTTTTGCAATCGATCCCGAGCGGCTTCCGCAAGGAAAGCGGAGCGGCTGAGACTATCCTTGGCCGCCGCGCGGTCGATCCGCTTCAGCAGCGTCTCCTCCATGGTGATGTTGATGCGCAGCGCCTTGCCGGGCAATTCCGTCTCAAGGGCAGCGATCACCACGCTTTTGTCGTTCTGAGCCTGAACACCCGGCATGATTTCGTGAAACTTCCGAATGGCCGGGAGTTCCTCGCCATCTTCCACCATGCCGTCGATGTGGAACGCGAGCGCCTGAGCGCCTTTGCTGACCGCCTCTTCGATGGTGTCACCGCCCGAGATGCAGCCCGGAAAGTCCGGGAAGCTGATGCCAAAGCTGCCGTTCTCCTCATGGATGACGGCCAGCACGATTTCCTTCGCCATGTTCTTCTCCGTGGTAGGTGCCTGTGGGGCCGGGACTTACCAGTCCCAGCCCGCTTGCCTGAAGACCGAGCGGAGCGTCCCGGTCGGTATCTCGCGGACGCCCGTGTCCACCGTCACCCGGCCCGGTCGATCCGGATGGGTGTACTGGACGTGGTCGCCGGGGCCCTTGCGCTTCAGCGTCCACCCTTCCGCCTCAAGGCGCCTAAGCACCTCTTTCGGCGTCATCGGCTTTCGTTTCTGCGACATCGTCCCGCTCCGTTTGTTGTGTGTAGTTATACACACTACTTGGAGGGGCGTCAACATAATTGTGTGTATAGGTACACACTGCGAGGGGCTTTCGCATGAGCGATCCCGTCGTGCATCCCGTCTATGTCGACGCAATCCAGTTCGTGAAGGGGCGGCGTTGGTGCCACCTGTTCTGCGAGGACCGGGCGCAGCTGCACGCCTTCGCCGCCCGGCTGGGGCTGAAGCGCTGCTGGTTCCACAATGCGCGCTGGCCGCACTACGACCTCACGTCGCGGCAGCGGGACATGGCCCTGAAGATCGGCGCCAAGGCAGCCGACCGCGCCACCACCTGCGAGATCGCGGCGCGGCTTGAGCGGAAGAAGGTGGCGGCATGAGCGCGCCCTCTGCACGCGGCCTGTTCCTCGCCACGGGAAAGAAGGGCAGGCCGGTCGCCGGCTATGACCTGGCGGGTACGCTCGTGAAGGGCGAGCAGCTGGAGCGGGAGAAGAACGACTTCTATCCGACGCCGCCCGAGCCCACGCGTGCGCTGCTGGCAGCTGAGATCGACCGCCTGCGGCAACTCGGCGCAATATGGGAGCCTGCCGCAGGTGACGGCGCGATGGCGCGCGAGATGCGGGCCCTTGGCCTGTCCGTGTTCTGCTCCGACTTGGTCGATCGCGGATGCGGGGCGCTGATCCGGTCGTTCTACGACTTTGCCGAGCCGCCTATGCAAACCGCCAACGGCAGCGTCGGCATCTTCACCAATCCGCCCTTCGCCGAGTGCAGCTGGGGCAATGGTCGCGTCCGCTGGATGAAGCACGCGCTCGACGTCTTGGGCGTCGAATACATGGCGCTGCTGCTGAACTGGAACTGGCCCGGCGCGGGCGGCCTGCGCGACTTCTACGCCGCCCATCCGCCGGCACGCGTTTACTTGATGCGTTGGAAGATCGACTTCACGGGGCAGGGTGCGCCGCCGATGCTCAACGCCTGGTTCGTCTGGGACAAGGCGTCGACGGGCGAGACGGTGCTTCGCATGCTGGACCGGGCCGATGCCCGCCAGGCGGAGTTGTTCGGGGTGCGGCCATGAAGCCCGCCCGCACGAACGCCGCCGTCATGGCCAAGTCGCGAGCGCCGCTCGTTATCGGCCGCACGCGCAAGGTCGTGATGGACCGCCGCATCCACTCGGCCGCCTTCCGCTACTACTACGAGCACAAGCCTTGGGGCTCTGTCTTCGTGGCCGTGACGGTGCCGCGCGTGCGCTGGCTGGAGCGCGGGCTATGAGCGCCCCGACACGCCCTGTTCTTCGGTGGCACGGCGGTAAATGGCTGCTGGCACCCTGGATCCTTCACCATCTGCCTGCGCACCGGATCTACGTCGAGCCATTCGGTGGGGCAGCTTCCGTGCTGCTCCGCAAGCCGCGCTCGTATGCCGAGATCTACAATGACCTGGATGACGAGGTGGTCACCCTGTTCCGGGTGCTCCGCGAGCCGGCAGATGCTGCACGCCTGATAGAGCGGCTTCGCCTGACGCCTTTCGCGCGGTCTGAGTTCGAGGATGCTTGGCAAGAAAGCGCGAACCCGGTTGAAGCTGCGGCCCGCCTGATCATCCGCAGCTTCATGGGGTTCGGCTCCAACGCTCATTCTGACAAAGGGCGCGGGCATAAGACGACGGGCTTCCGCGCGAGTTCGAACAGGTCCGGAACGACGCCGGCAACGGATTGGCGGAACTATCCCGACGCGGTGCCTTCGCTTATCGAGAGGCTCCGGGGGGTCATTGTCGAACGTCGGCCTGCGCAGCAGGTGATGGCGGCCCATGACGGCCCCACGACGCTCCATTATGTCGATCCCCCGTACCTGCCGGAGACGCGGAACTGCCGGAATCCCTACGATCCGAAGCACCAGTACCGCCATGAACTGACGCACGAAGATCATGTCGACCTGCTGGGCTTCCTCTGCAGCCTCGTCGGAATGGTGGTGCTCTCCGGGTATCCCTCACAGCTGTATGACGACGCGCTGGCATGCTGGACGCGCATAGAGGTGCCGGCACTCGCCGATGGCGCCAGGCCGCGCACGGAAGTCCTGTGGATCAACCCGGCCGCGTGGTCGCGCCTCGAGGCTGATCGATGCCGGCGTGACACGCCATTGTTCGAGGTGATGGCATGACCGCCTCCCTCGACACCCTTGCCGAAGCGCTCGGCCGCGCGCGCCTGGCCTATGACCGGCGACCGGATGACGAGCGGCTGTATCGCCGCTTCCTCGAGGCGGAGAACGCCTTCCTGCGCGCGCGCGGAATCGAGATGGATGCCGAGCTGGCGCGAGAGCGGGCTCGTTCGGCTGAAATCGGCCGCCGTCTGCGCAACCGGACGGCTTTCGCCGCCAAGCTATGGGAGCAGGTGCAGCCTGTGCGCCGCGCGCGCGCCCGGCAGGCCCGCATCCCGCTTCCTGACCTCTTCGACACCATGGTGAGCGCGTGAGTGACGTTATGGAACATCCCGGCCTGCGCCGCGCCGCGGACGTGTTGAACAACGCGCAGGTGATGGATGACGGGCAGGGCGGCACCGGGCCTGTTACGCCCTCTGCGCCGACGGCTGAGAAGCCGAAGCGAACTCCGAAGCCGAAGGCAGAAACCAAGCCGCAGGATGATGAGCCGCGCGAGCCCCGGAGCTTCGGCTACAGCGTCGAGGACATGAACGAGGAATGGGCGCTCGTGCTGTGGGGCGCCAAGTCCGTGATCATCCGCGAACGCCCCGACGCGCCCGTTGAAGACCGCATCCGCGTGATCTCGGTCGAGGCTTTCAAGCAGTGGTTCTCGAACCGCTTCACCGAGCGCTTCGACCATGACGGCAAAATCAAGTCCGTCACCTGGGCAATCGCTTGGCTGGCTGAGAGGAAGCGCAGGCAGTACAGCGGAATCGAGTTCGTGCCCGATCCCGGCGAGCCCAAGCACACACCCGGCTATCTAAACCTGTGGCGCGGCTTCTCCGTGCAGCCGCGGGAGGGCGGACGTTACGACGTTTTCCGCGACCACCTGCTGACGAATGTGTGCGGGGGAGACGAGCGGCTGTTCGACTGGATCTTCGCCTGGGCCGCCCACATGGTGCAGCGCCCTCGCGAGCGCATCGGCACGGCCATGATCTTTCGCGGCAAGATGGGCTCCGGAAAGACGAAGATCGGCGAAGTGTTCGGGAGCCTGTTCCTCTCGCACTACTTCCTCGTGGACGATCCCCGCTACGTCACGGGCCAGTTCAACGCTCACATGGCGAGCTGCCTGCTGCTGCAGGCCGAGGAAGCTGTATGGGCGGGCGACAAGGCGGCCGAGGGCCGGCTGAAGGGCCTCGTCACCTCCAAGTTCCAGATGATCGAAGCCAAGGGCATCGATCCCATCCGGCTCGACAACTTTGTGCGCCTGATCATGACCTCGAATGAGGATTGGGTGGTGCCGGCCGGCATGGATGAGAGGCGCTTCGCGGTGTTCGACGTGGCGCCGCACTGTGCACGGAACCATGCCTATTTCGCGGAAATGGACGAGCAGCTCGACGCCGGCGGCCGTGAGGCTCTGCTGCACGATCTGCTGCACCTCGACCTATCCGGCGTGAACCTGCGCCAAATCCCGAAAACGGAGGCGCTGCTGGAGCAGAAGCTGCGCTCGCTGACGACGGTGCAGAGCTGGTGGTACGAGCGCCTAGTGGATGGCGCGCCGACACGCGGCGGCTCGCAATGGCTCGACTACATCGAGACCGACATTCTTTTCGACGACTATATCGCGGCTTCCGAAAAGATCGGCGTGAAGCGCAAGAGCGAGATGACTGCTTTCGGCATCGCGCTCCGCAAGCTGATGCCAGATGGGCTGAGGCGCGAGAAACGGCACGTGGACATCAGCCCCGGCGAGACGAAGCGCCGATGGTGCCTGGTGCTGCCGCCTTTGGATGCGTGCCGCGCCCATTTCGCCGCCGAGATGAACCAGCCCTTGGCTTGGGACGGTGAACCCGTCGCGGCTGAGAGACCGGATTTCGAGGGGTAGAACGCACATTGCCCCACGTCTCAGGTGGGGCAGTGTTTCTATGTGGGGCTCGCCAAGTCGTTGTTCTTATTGACTTTGCCCCACCTGTCCCACGTGCCCCACCTGTTTTCGTCACGTGCGCGCGTGAAATGTTCGGCAGGGGGAGTGCAACCGGCCCCAACATCCCACAACCCGACGGCCATTTTGCGCCGAAGGGTCCCGCTCTCACGAATTGGATTGTGGGTCCGGTGCCGGAAGAGGTGGGGCAAGTGGGGCAGGTGGGAAAAGCTAGCGGAAACAAATGGTTGTCTATGCCCCACCTTGTTTTTTGATTGATTGAAGGTGGGGCAGGTGGGGCAGTGAAGGGGCAGGCGATGAAGAGCATGGCAATCGAGGATCTGCTGCGTTGGGCGTATCGAACGGAACTGCCCAAGGCGGAGCGCGGCGCGGTGGGCTTCCATCCCGCGGGCTTCTCGGCGTCCAGCTGGAGCGACGGCATGGCCGCCGTCGACAACGGCTTCGGCGTGGTGATCGACTGGCAGGCCAATGGGCCGCCGCACCCCGATGCGCTTGTGATCGGGCGTGCTGTTGCGGCGCTCGACGCCTATGCGGTTGCCGTGCCGGAAGACTGGAACCCGGTGGCTGACCTTGGCCTTAGCGAGGATGAGACGCGCACGGCGCTCGCTACTGGATTGCGGGACGTGTTCGTGACCGATGCCCAGGGTGAGACGCGCCCGCGCCGGGCTTTGTCAGTCCTGCTACGTCACCACGCCATCATGGGCGGTGGCCCCGATTGGGAAGCGGAGGTGCCGGAGCGGCGGATTATCACCGGGCCGAATGGGCGGCCTCGCTGGTTTCGCATGGTCGATGTCGATTACGGGACTGTCGACGGGCAGCGCATGATCCGCTCGATTGAGCAGGATGGGTATGACGCCAAGCGCCATCGTCCGCACCCCGACGCATACCGGAAGACACTGCTCGATCCAGACCCGGCTTTGGCTGTGGCGTGGCGCGCGGAGTACGAACTCTGGGTGATGGGGCTGGCTGCCCTAGTCGATGTACTGGAAGGGCCGCGAAGCCGGGGCGGAGCAGAGATGGCCGCGGCTTACCTCGACGGCAGCGTGTTGCATGAGCACCGGGCGGAGCCAAGTGCGCGGCCGATTCGCCCGTGGGAAAGCGGAGATGTGGCTGCCCCTGTCGTGTGTCGTGATCTTTCCACAGGCTCGGGCGACCCGTGGCAATCTGGGAAAGTCATTCGTTTCCAGCCTGTTAGCGAACGCCCTTCTGAGCGGATACAGGTTCTAAAGGTGGCGGCAAGCGGGCGGCGGCGGCGTCGTAGTTGACGCTGCGTTTGGAATTTGCACCTATGTCGAGCAAGAGCACTGCGCTCTGAGGAAACCCGGCCGGTCCACCCGCGCCGGGTTTCTTCGTTTAAGGATCGGAGCCGAATGGCCCGCCTCACCAGCCTTGCACCCCGCATAGGTTCGCTGCCATCCCGTCTTGGTGTCCTGCCTCCGAAGGATGAAGCCGAGCGCAGCCAGAGGCGGGACCAGTCCGCACCCTGGCGCAAGTGGTACAAGACGAAGGAGTGGCGCGAGCTGCGGGCCGCCGTGCTGCTGCGCGACAATTACGTCTGCCAGAAGACGGGCGTGCTGCTGATCGGCAAGTACCCTGCGGACAACAGCCCGGTGGCCGATCATCGCAAGCCGCATCGTGGTGACCGCGCCCTGTTCTTCGACCCCGACAACGTCGAGGCCGTGAGCAAGGGCTACCACGACAAGCAGAAGCAGAAGGAAGAGCAGGCCAGCCTGCACCATCGCGGCGTCTGGGACTGATCGCGACCAAGGGGGGGCGGGTCGAAAGTCCGGACCGGCCCGAGAGCGCGGACCCGCTGTCCCCCCATGCGGAGATTTTTTTCTGATGAGCGAAGTTTTCGACCTCTTCGGCGATCCGGTTCCGGCGAACCATGGCCGGCGTGGTCGGCCGGCTCACATGCCGTCTCAGGAAAATGCCAACAAAGTCAGGCTGTTACTGGCCCTTGGCTGGAGCAACGATCGGATCGCAGCGGCACTTTTCGTCACGCTGCCAACGCTGCGGAAGCATTATTTTTCTGAGCTCAAGTTTCGCGAGGTCATGCGTGACCGGATGGACGCGCGCATCGCGCAGCGCCTCTGGGACGAGGGCGTCGAGAAGGGCAACGTGGCGGCCATCAAGGAATTCCGGAAGCTGGTCGAGCGCAACGACGTGATGGTCGGTCAACGCGATTTCATCACCGGACAACGCCCGGCAGCGGAGCCTCAGCCGCGACGTGAGCCGAAGCTCGGGAAGAAGGAGGAGGCCGCCAGGGCTGCCGAGACCGCCGGCTTCGACACCGGCTGGGGCAAGGATCTCGCCGTCAACTGATGGACTGGAGCACAGCCTGTCCGGACTGGGAGGAGCGTATTCTCTCGGGCCGATCCCTCGTGCCCGACCTGCCGTTGTTCGAGGAGGAAGCCGAGCGCGCCCTCCGCATCTTCAAGCGGCTGCGCGTTCCCGACATGATCGGCACGCCGACCTATGGCGAGGCGTGCGGCCAGTGGGTCTTCGACATCGTGGCCGCTCTGTTCGGCTCGCACGATGTCGAGAAGAAGAGGCGGATGATCAGGGAATTCTTCCTCCTGATCCCGAAGAAGAATGCCAAGTCGAGCATAGCCGCCGCCATCATGGTGACGGCGGCTATCATGAACCGGCGTCCGGAAGCTGAGCTTCTGCTCATTGCGCCAACGAAGAAGATCGCCGACATCGCGTTCAAGCAGGCTGCCGGCATCATCCGTCTGGATACGGAGCTCACCAAGCTCTTCTATCCACAGACGCACCAGCGGACGATCACGCACCGGATTACCCTGGCCATCATCGTCATCAAGGCCGCCGATGCGGATGTCATCACCGGCTCCAAGGCTACGTTCATCCTGATCGATGAGACCCACGTCTTCTCCAAGAAGGCGAAGGCCGCTGACATCTTCGTGGAGATCCGGGGTTCACTGGCAGCGCGGCCGGAAGGCTTCCTGCTCCAGATCACGACGCAGTCGAAGGAGCCGCCGGAGGGCGTGTTCAGGGCAGAACTCGATATCGCCCGCGAAGTGCGCGCCGGCAACATGATCCTGCCGTTGCTGCCCATTCTTTACGAGCTGCCGCTGGCGGTAGCAGAGAACGGCGGGTGGAAGGATCCTGCCACCTGGGCACTGGTGAACCCGAACCTCGGGCGATCGGTGGACGAGGCGTATCTGCGGGACCAGTTGCTCGTGGCGGAACATGAAGGGCCGGCGCAGCTGGCTCTTCTCGCCTCGCAGCACTTCAACGTGCAGATCGGTCTGGCGACGCATGACGGTCGTTGGCGTGGTGCCGATTACTGGCTTGGCGCCGCCGACAACGAGATCACATTGGAGGAGATCATCGCTCGCTGCGATGTGGCTACAGTCGGAATCGACGGCGGCGGTCTGGATGATCTGCTCGGCCTGGCCGTAATTGGCCGTTGTCGTACCACGCGAGACTGGCTGCTGTGGTGCCGGGCGTGGGTGCAGTCCGACGTGCTGCAATTGCGCAAGGACATCGCGCAGAAGCTTCAGGATCTCTCAGCGGAGGGCACACTGAAGCTGTGCACTAACGCGACAGAGGATATCGCCGAAGCTGTCCAGATCGTGGTGCAGGTGAAGCGAGCGGGCTTGCTGCCGGAGAAGTTCGGCGTTGGGCTCGATCCATTTGGGGTGGCCGCGCTGGTGGATGAGCTCGCGGCCCACGGAGTCGAGGGCGACGAGCTCGCATCAATCGGGCAGGGCTCGCGCCTGTCGCCTGCCGTGTGGGGGCTGGAGCGGAAGCTGAAGGACGGAACCTTCTGGCACGACGGCTCGCAGCTGATGACCTGGTGCGTCGGCAACGCGAAGGCCGAGCAACGCGGCAACGCCATCCTGATCACGAAGGAAGTGGCGGGCAAGGCGAAGATCGATCCGCTCGTGGCGGCGTTCAACGCAGCCATGCTGATGAGCCGAAATCCAGAAGCGTTCGGACGGTCGGTCTACGAGACTCGCGGCATCCGCGTGGTGTGAGGTTCCATGGGCTTGATTGACTGGTTCAGGAAGGCGCCCGAGAGCGCGGCGACCTCCCGGTCAGCGCCTCATGCGGACATCGGCGTCTTTGTCGATCTGGATGACCCGCGCGTTGCCGACTGGCTTCGGCTGGGCTTCGGCACCGCATCGGGCCAGAGCGTCAATCCTGAGAGGGCGCTGAAGAACACGACCATGTTCCGAGCGGTGTCGCTGATCAGCTACTCGATCGGCATGCTGCCGTTGCACCTGATCAACGATGACACCAAGGAGAAGGCCAAGGATCACTCCCTCTACCGCGTCCTTCACCGGGAGCCGAACACCTACCAGACCGCCTTCGACTTCAAGACGCTGATGCAGCTGCGCGCACTGATCCACGGCAACGCCTATGCGCGCATCTTCTGGTCGAAGGATCTCCGGACTGGCCGCGACAAGGTCATCCGGCTCGTGCCGATGGACCCGCGGCGGACGACGCCGCGGCAGCTGAGCAGTGGCGACATCGTCTACCGGCACCAGCCGGCGAATGGTGTCGGGTACGACCTGGCCGCGCGGGACGTGTTCCATTTGCGCGGCGTGTCGCTGGACGGGATTGTCGGCCTTTCGCTGGTGACGCAGGCCGCTGAGGCCATCGGCCTCGCGCTGGCCGCAGAGCTTGCAGCAAGCAAGCTCTTCAAGAACGGCAGCCTGATCGATGGCACGCTCGAGGTTCCGAAGGAGCTTAGCGCAGAGGCTTACGAGCGGCTGAAGAAGTCGTGGGCTGAGCAGTATTCCGGCGCCGGCAACGCGGGTGGGACGCCGATCCTCGAGGACGGCGTGAAGCACGTCCGGGCCGGTTCGACGGCACGCGATGCGCAGCTGATTGAAGTGCGCCGCATGCAGGTTGAGGAGATCGCCCGCGTGACGGGCGTGCCCCGGCCGCTCTTGATGGTGGACGAGACGAGTTGGGGATCCGGCATCGAAGCGTTGGGCCGCTTCTTCGTCCAGTACGCGCTGAACCCCTGGTTCGAGGCCTGGCAGCAGGCCATCGAACGGTCGCTGCTCGTTGGCCCCGACAAGGACGCGTTCGCCGTCAAGTTCAACGCCGCCGCTCTTCTGCGCGGCTCGATGAAGGATCAGGCCGACTTCCTGTCCAAGGCGCTCGGCTCCGGCGGGGCGCGCGGATGGATGTCGCAGGTCGAAGTCCGCGACACGCTCGACATGCCTCCCGGCAAAGCAACCGACACGATCAGCCAAGGTGCCATGGGCGGCCAGGGTGACACGCCTCCTGAAGAGGATGAGACCATTGACGACAACGATCCGGCACGCGCGGCCGCCCGCGGTCAAAGGCGGTAGCGTGACATCTCCGATCCCGCGCCCGGGAACTGGGACGCAGCCCGGCACCCGCACTCCGCGCGTGATGGCTGCCGCGCGGCCCGGCGCCATGCCCTTGCCCGTGCGGCAGGACGTGCACGCCTTCACAAAGCCGGAGGTGTTTGACCGTTGGTCGGAAGATGCGGCTGGCGTTCGAGCGCTTGCTGGTGGCGACAACGTCATCACCATGTTCGACACGGTGGGCGAGGACTTTTGGTCGGGCGGCGGCGTGACTGCAAAGAAGGTGGCAGCTCAGCTTCGCGCGATCGGAGACCGTCCCGTCGAGGTGCAGATCAATTCGCCTGGCGGCGACATGTTCGAGGGCATCGCGATCTTCAATGTGCTGCGGGAGCATCCGCAGGAGATCACGGTCAAGGTGATGGGCATGGCGGCCTCTGCCGCCTCGATCATCGCCATGGCCGGTGACCGGATCGAAATCGGCGCCGCATCTTTCGTGATGATCCATAACTGCTGGGTCGTCGCTATCGGCAACCGCCATGACATGGCGGAGACGGCGGAATGGCTTGCTCCGTTCGATCAGGCGATGACTGACCTCTATGCGGCCCGTACCGGGCAGGATGCCAAAGCCGTCTCCCGCTGGATGGACGCCGAAACCTTCATGTCCGGCACGCAGGCCATCGAGCGCGGCTTCGCTGACGCGCTTCTGCCGGCCGACGCCATGAAGACCGACGACGACGCGAAAGCCGCGGACCGCAGCGTCAACGAACTGCGAGCCATGGAGCTACAGCTGGTTTCGGCGGGCATGTCGCGCACGGATGCGCGCGCTCGCATCAACAAGATCAAGAGCACGCCAGGCGCTGCTCTCGAAGGCACGCCGGGCGCTGCCGAAGACTGGTCCGGGATCTCCGGGCTGATTTCGACCCTCAAAGACTGAGAGCCAATCATGAAACACGTTACCCCGGCCAGCCTTCTGGCCGCGACGGCGCTCGCTCCGATTCCGCGCGCCGTTGCCCATGCTCGCCCTCGGGCCGATGCCAACTCTCCGCAGGCTGCCATTGCGCAGCTGCAGGCAGCGTTCGAGGAATTCAAGAAGACCCACGACGACAAGCTTAAGGCCAAGGCTGAAGACGTGGTCGTCACCGACAAGCTCGGGAAGATCGATGCCGCCATCGAGAACTTCCAGGGCATCGTCGATGACATGAACGCCAAGATCGCCGCGGCCAATCTCGGCACCGGCGTCATCGGCGATCTGCCGGCCGACCCCGAATATGTGCAGGCGTTCAAGGCGCACATGCGCAAGGGCGACAAGGCGCCGGCCGACGTGGCGGCGGCCATGACGAAGGGTTCCGACGCTGACGGCGGGTTCCTTGCCCCGGTGGAGTGGGACCGCACAATCACCGGCAAGCTCAAGGTGATCTCGCCCATTCGCGCCAATGCTCGCGTGCAGAACATCACGACCGCAGGGTTCAAGAAGTTCTTCAGCGATCGAGCGGTCGGCTCCGGCTGGGTCGGGGAGACGGCGGCCCGTCCGACGACCAGCACCCCCCAGATCGGGCAGCTGGACTTCATCCCGGGCGAGATCTACGCGAACCCGGCAATCTCCCAGCAGCTGCTGGACGATGCCGCAGTTGACCTCGAGCAGTGGCTTGCCAGTGAAGTCGACACCGAGTTCGCCCGGCAGGAAGGCATTGCCTTTGTTTCAGGCGACGGCGTCAACAAGCCCTATGGCGTCCTCTCCTATGTCACGGGCGCCGCGAACGCCGCTCGCCACCCGTGGGGAGCGATTGGTGTGGTCGCCAGCGGTGCGGCCGCAGCTCTGACGGCCGATGGGTTCATCAACCTGTTCTATGACCTGCCGGCCGTGTACCGCGCGAACGCCAAGCTCTTCATGAGCCGCTTTGCGCAGCGCGAAGGGCGCAAGCTGAAGGACGGACAGGGCAATTACCTGTGGCAGCCGTCCTTCGCGGCTGGTCAGCCCGCTACCATGGGCGGCGAGTCCATCGTGGAAGTGCCCGACATGCCGAACGTGGCGGCCAACAACATCGCCGCACTCTACGGCGACATGGAAGCCACCTACCTGGTCGTTGACCGGGTCGGCATCCGCGTCCTGCGTGACCCCTACACCAACAAGCCCTTCGTGCACTTCTACACGACGAAGCGCGTTGGCGGCGGCGTGCACAATCCCGAGCCCATGCGGGCTCTTCAGGTCAAAGCGGCTTAAGCCGCACTTTCCTCCGCAGCGAGCCGGGCAATCAGCCCGGCTCTTTTCACTGGAGAAGCATCCATGTCCACCGATCCCACCAAGACAGCCAAGGCCGCCAGCAAACCCGCCGCCGCCAGCTCGTCTGCTCCGTCCCAGATCCAGCCCGCCGCTGCTTCCGACATCGAGGCATCCGGCGCCATCCAGGAGCCCGCCGCGGTCGCCGATGTTCCGGTGGAGCACCCGGCTGTCGACAACAATCCCCGCGCTGGCGTGCCGGTGGAGAGCAACCGGATCGACTTCAACGATCCCAAGCTCGGCGGTCAGGAAGCTGTCGAGCAGAACCTGAAGGCTCAGCGCTGAGCATGTCTCTCGTCGTCGTCAACACGCCCGAACTTGTGGTCACCCCTGCGCAAGCCCGGGCCCTCCGTGTCTTCTCGGAGGCTGACGACGACGCTTACATCTCCATGCTCCTGAAGGCGGCCCAGGGCTCGATCGACGGTCCTTACGGATCGCTGAACCGGGCCGTGGGCCATCAGGAGCTGGAGCTTACGCTGCCGAGCTTCTATTCGGTTGGAGGATGCCTGATCCGACTGCCGCTGCTGACGGCCACAGGCATCACCAGCATAAAGTATGGCCCGCTTGGTGATGACGAGCAGACCCTTGATGCCAGCAGCTACGAGCTTCTGGCCAACACGGTTGCTTTGCGCTCTGGATTTGCCTGGCCGCAAGCGCGCGGCGCCCGGATCCGCTATCGCGCAGGCTGGACCGCAGTGACCCTGCCGGAGCCGATCCGCGTCGCCATCATCATGATGGCCGCTCAGCTGAAGACGATCTTTGGAGCATCCTCCGCTCTCCGCAGCGAGACAGTCGAGGGTGTCGGCAGGATGGATTTCGCGTTGCCTGATGCCGCGGCGGAAGCCATCCGCAAGACGGCAGAGGGATTGCTGCGCACCTTCAAGGTGCCCCGCGTATGACGCCGGCAGCAGCTCGCGCCATGTACGACCGGCAATTTGCCTCGCATGGCGAGGATGTCACCATCCGCAGCGGCGGCACGGAATCGGCGGGACGCGCGAGGGTGACCGGCTTCAAGCCGGAGGAGCTTACTGGTGCGATCCAGCAAGGCGACCGCAAGGTCATCCTGCTGGCCGACGGCCTGAGCGTCGTCCCGGCAAGTGGCGACACGATCATCGTGCGCGGCGAGGAGCTGAACATCGAGGCCGTGGACGACAGCACCAGGCGCGTGGCCGGCGAGCTGATCGCCTATGAGATCGTGGCACGCGGCGAGTGAGCGTCCGGACGAAGGTCGAACCGATCGACCGCGACATCGCTGTCATCATCGGCGAGGAACTGGCGCCGGAAGCGCGCCGCGACAAACTGGTTGAGTTCGCGCGTGGGGCGCTGGTGGATGCCCAGCAGCAGAATGCCAGGGTGCTCGGACGGGTGCCGCCGCACGAGACCTTTGTGGATGGTGCGCGGGCCGAAACCTTCCTCGCTGTAAAGCCGGACGGCACAATCGTTTTCGAGTTCGCGCTGCTGCAGGATCTGTTCGAGTGGATCAGGGCGCAGCTGGTGGCGCATTCGCCTGTTCTCACCGGGCGCTACAGCAAGGGGCACATTTTTCTTGCCGATGGCGTCGAGATTCCTGACGGCGTGCTCTCGCCGGATGCGTCGGAGTGGGTGTTCGCCAATGTGGAGCCCTATGCGCGCAAGATCGAGCGCGGGCAGTCTCCGCAGGCGCCTGACGGTGTCTATGAAGCCGTCGCCGTGATGGCGGCGAAGAAGTTCGGCAACCTGGCGCGCATCCGGTTCACCTACCGCACCCTGGCGGGCGATGCGAAAGATCCGGAAACGCGGCAGCCTGCCATCGTCATCAGGATCTAGGGGGCGCCATGCCGAGCGTTGCACTGGCGACAGCCGTTGAGAACTACCTCGCGGCCGGCTTCACGGCACTGCCCATCATCGGCGCCATCGTTAAACAGGCGCGTGAAAAGGGCGACGCCTTCGTCACGGTCCAGTATCCGACCTCGTCGTCGGGGCAGATGTCTATCGGCTCGCCGGGCAGCAATGTCTGGCGGACGGAGGGCACTATCCGCTTCGTGATTACGGGCCGGAAAGAAGGCGGCGCGCCGGAAGCAATGGCGTGGGCCGATGAAATCGCGGACCTGTTTCGCGGCAAGCACTTCGACGGCGTGCGCACCGAGGCGCCCAGCTCGCCGACGATCGACAACGATAACGACAAGGGCATGTTCTACGGCCTGTCGTTCATCGTGCCTTACGCACACGACTATCTCGGCTGAAGGCCGGGCAACCCCACACATAGGAGAGGCTGATGGCCTTCGCTTCCAGCAGCGAGGCGCGAATTGCGCGCGTCGTAGAGGCAACGTTCGGCACGACGCCGGCCACGCCCACCTTCAGCACCAGCCGTGTGACGGGCGGCGGCCTGCGCACCAGCAAGACGACGGCCACGTCGAATGAGCTGCGCGCCGATCGCAACGTCGCCGACGAGATCATGCTCGGCCAGGATGTGTCGGGCTCTCTTCCGTTCGAGATGAGCTATGGCAGCTTCGATGACCTGATCGAGGCCGCCCTGTTCGGCACATGGACGGGCAACGTCTTGAAGAACGGCACCACCCGCAAGAGCTTCACCTTCGAGGAGACGCTCGAGCTCGGCGCCACGGACAGCTTCTCCCGGTTCACCGGCGTCATGGTCAACACCATGGCCCTGGCGATCGAGCGGCGCGGGATCGTCACCGGCTCCTTCGGCCTGATGGGGCAGAAGGAAGTTCTCGCCAATGCCATCGTCGCAGGGGCCACCTACACGGCCGCATCCGCCGAGCAGGTGATGAACTCCTCCTCGCACGTGCTGGCGCTGGCCGTGGCCGGCTTGGCCACTCCGGCGCGCATGTCGCGCCTCAACTTCGAGGTGAACAACGGCCTGCGCACGCGGCCCGTGGTCGGCTCGCTCTATACCGAGGAATTTGGCACCGGCCGATGCGAGGTGACGGGCACGCTGGAGGCGTATTTCGAGAGCAACGAGCTTTACCAGAAGGTGCTCGACCATGGCGGCGGCTCGCTGACCGCCACCATCGGCGCAGCTGCGAACAAGAAGTACACGATCGCCTTCCCGAAGATCATCTTCGGCGACGGTGCCCGCCAGATCGGCGGGAACACCGATGACGTGATGGTCTCCATTCCGTGGCGTGCCGTCTTCGACACCACCGAGGCCTGCTCGGTGAAGATCACGAGGGCTGTGGCATGAAGACCGTCCACATCCTCGAACCGTTCACCGGCTATCCGAATGGCAAGAGCAAGCGGGACTTCGCCAAGGGCGAGGAGCCCGAACTGTCGAACGAATACGCCGACCTCGTCATCGCAAAGGGGCACGCCCGCGAGGCTGTTGCCGAGACCAAGGAGAAGCGCACGTGAAGCTCAACGCTGCCTATGCCAACGCGGCTCGCCGGGACGAGGGCGATTGGGTGACCGAGATCCCCGAGATGCAGGATCTGCATCTGCGGGTGCGTGGAACGGGCAATGCGGATTACCGGCTGATGCAGGAGAACCTGCTGAAATCGGTGCCGAAGAAGGAACGTCGGGCCGGGCTTCTCCCGGCGACGCAGGATCGCATTCTCGCGGAGCTGGCGGTCGAGAACCTGCTGCTCGACTGGCGCAATCTCACCGACAACGACGACGCAGCCATCCCATATTCGAAGGAGAAGGCTCGGGAGCTGCTGTTCAACCCGAACTACCACGCCCTGCTCATGGCGGTCGCTTGGGCTGCGACCGTCGTTGCCGAAGAAGACGCCGAGGCTGATGAGGCCGACGTCCAGGACTGACGAACGCCCTGCGCTGGCAGCTGGCGTGGGGCGAGCACATCGAGTTCCTCGAGGAGATGCTCGAGGCGGGCCACGAGCCCAAAGCCATAGCGGCCCGCCCGGAGCTTCCGTCGCATCTCGGATGGCTCTGGGATGCGTTCCGGGAGCTGTCCACCGACCGGCAGATCGGCTTCGACGGGCCGGGGCCAATCCCGTTCCTGTCGATCGACTGTTACGCCACGCGGTTCGGCATCGACGGCGACGACTTCACCTTCCTCCTCCGCTGCATCCGCGTGCTGGATCTGGAATGGGACGAGCACCAGCGCCAGCGCCGCAAAGCCAAACAGTGAGGAGAGACCATGCCGACAGTGGAGACCATCCGGCGGGTCACCGTGCAGGCTCGACAGGAGGGTGTCACGCAGGTGACGGCGCAGCTCCATGGCCTCAGCCAGGCGCAGGACGAAATCGCACGGTCGGCCGCCAACACGGCGACGGTCACGGATATCTCCTCGCGGCGCCAGCTGTCTGCTGCGCGTGCCTATGACCGTATTCACGCGAGCCTTGACGCCACGGCAAAGGCGCAGATGCAGTTCGCCCGTCAGCAGCGTGTGCTCGACCAGGCCCTGAATGGTGGGGCCATCGGTGTCGAAGACTACAACCGCGTGCTCGGCCTTGCTCGCAAGCGGTTCGAGGATCTGGTGCCGGACAGCACGCCGAAGAAGATCGGCCTTGCCTCGCACGAAATGAAGAACCTCGGCTTTCAGCTGAACGACGCCGTGACCATGCTGGCATCGGGTTCGAGCCCGTTCCAGGTGATGGCCACGCAGGGCGGGCAGGTGTACCAAATCCTCGCAGGTGGCGAGGGCGGAGTGAAGGCGGCGCTGCGTGATGTGGCCGCTGCGACAGTGACGTGGATCGGGCGACTGGCCCCGTTGATCGCAGTTGTCGGTATGAGCGCTGCCGGCATCGGCATCCTGCGCAGCCGCATCAAGGAGGCTACCGGAGAGAGTGTCGGCTTTGGCGACACCTTCCGCGCTGTGTTCCAGTCGATCGGCGACGGAATCTCCGGACTTATCGGAGACCTGAACGATACGGCGCTTGCCAAGTGGTTCTCAGATCAGTGGGAGCTGGTGATCAAGGGCTTCAGCACTGTCGTGAACCACGTCGCGCGCGGCGCTCTCTACATGGCTTCGGTGCTCAGGGAGGCGTTCGGCAGCATCCCGGATCTGCTCAAGATCTCCGGAGAGAAGGTCGGCAACTGGCTTCTGGAATCGTCCAAGGCCGACATGGTGCTGTCGGGTATGGACCCCGGCGATGTAGGGAAGATCGACCTGGGCGCGGCAGCTGCGGCAAAGCGCATTGAGGAAAACGCCAGGCGCGAGCAGCAATATCGCGCCGGCCTCGCGGGCATGAACGACTTCGACAGCCGCTGGATGGACTCGATCAGCGGCCATGCCGTGAAGAACCTCCACGAGGACGACAAAAAGAAGAAGAAGGGCCGCACCCGCGAGTCCGATTACGAGCGCGAGATCCAGAGCCTGCGCGATCGCACGGCCGCCATGGAGGCGGATTCCCGCGCGGTCGGACTGTCCACCTTCGAAGCCGCGAAGCTGACGGCGCAGATGGATCTGGAGAATGCCGCCCGCAAAGACAGCATCGGCCTGACCACGGAGCGCCGTGCGGAAATCGAAAAGGAATCCTCCGCCTATGCGCGCCAGGCGGAAGCGCTGGAAAAGGCCCGCGAGGCTCAGCAGCGGCTCGATGACATCCGGGACGCGTATCGCGAAGGCATGAGCACCTTCGTATCCACCTTCCGCGAAGGCCTGAAGGCCGGCGAGGGTTTCTGGGCGTCGTTTGCCGACGCCGCGACGAAGGCGATCGATCAGATCACCGAGCGCCTGATCGACCTGGCTCTGAACAGCGCCTTCGATGCGCTGCTCGGCAAGCAAGGCGAAAGCGGCGGCGGCTTCCTCGGCAGCGTCATGGGCTCCCTGTTCGGCGGGGGCGCGGGGGCTCCCATGGACATCAGGCCCACGGCTGCACGCACGGGCCACACCGGCGCGCTGATCGGCGCGACCGGCACGCCGCGCTATGTGCATCCGGCCTATTTCGATGACGCGCCGCGCTACCACACGGGCGGCCTGCTCGGCGACGAGGTGCCGTTCGTCGGCCTGAAGGGCGAGCGCGTGCTGAGCCGGGCGGAGACGCGGGCCTATGACGCGGCCATGCGCGGCGGCGGTTCGGCCGGTGGAACGAAGGTCGAGAACCACATCCACAACAATGCGGCGGGTGTGAAAGTGCGCACGGAATCGCAGGAGCAGCCCGACGGTTCGCTGCGCCAGGACATCATCATCGAGGCCATCTCCGAAAGGATCGGCAGCCGCATCGGGTCCGGCCACTACGACAAGCAAATGGGGCGCTATGCCAAGCCGCGTCTGGCGCGCCGGGTGAGCGTCTGATGGCCATGCCCGCATGGCCCGCTGGCATCCCGTTCGCCCCTGATCGGGACAGCTGGAGCGAACAGCCGGAGCGCAACGTCATCACCTTCAAGCCGGAGGTGGGCGCGCCGAAGGAGCGGCGGCGGAGCACTGCGGTTGGCTCGATCGCCAATGCTTCCATCGTGCTGCCGACCGTCGACGTGGACGTGTTCTGGGCATTCTACCGGGACACCCTGTTCGACGGGATCGCGCCGTTCACCCTGGCCCATCCCCGCACCGGGCTTCCCTGCGTGTGGAAGTTCGAGGGTGAGGCCCCAACCGAGACGCCATTTGGAGCCCTCAACTGGACGCTGTCGTTCCAGCTGCGGCGGTTGCCCTAAACCATGCGCAATCTGTCGCCGGCTTTCCGGGAGCGCATCGAGCGCCCGCACTCCGATGTCGTGCCGCTGTGGTTCGTCGTCATCAGCCATCCGGATCTGGACGAACCCATCCGCGTCGTCAGCGACAGCCTGAGCGTGGACGGGGAGGCCGGGCGCTATGTGCTCGACGGCGAGGAATATATCTGCTGCCCGTTCCGCCTGGTGCCGCTGACGGACAGCGAGGAAGCGCCGCGCGCCTCGATCGAGATGCCGAACGTCGACCGGCTGATCGGCGACACACTGCGCGCGATCTCGACAGCGCCGCGCTTTGAGCTGCGCCTGTACGATGCTGCCGAATGGGACGCCGGCGTGCATCCCCGGCTGCCGATCGGCACGCCGTTCTGCGAGTTCGAGGCCACGCATCTGCGACTGGTGGACGTGAAGGTGGATGCCATGTCGGCCGCCGCCGGCATTGCCTCGTGGGATTACAGTCAGGAGCCCTGGCCGTCCGTGCGGGCCGTGCAAGGTCTTCTGCCAGCGCTGTTCCGATGAGCGCGTGGTGGCAAGAGTATGTCGGCCTGCCGTTCCGCTTCGACGGGCGTGACCGCTCCGGCATCGATTGCTGGGGCCTGGTGCGGCTCGTCTTCGCGGAACGTGCCGGGATCGATCTGCCGAGCTATGGCGAGATCCGCGCGTCGGACCTTGCCCGCGTGGCTGAAATCATGACAGCCGCCCGCCATCTGCCGCCATGGCAGATGGAAGTGCCGGTGCCGAAGGCGCGCGCCCTCGACGTCGTGCTCATGCTGGGCCGCCGGCGGGGCCAAGCCGCCGAACGAATGCATGTGGGCGTCATGGTCGATGCCGCCCGTGTCCTGCATGTCGAAGCCGAGACGGCGGCCGTCGTTGTGCCGCTCGATCATCCGCAGCTGCGGCGCCGTGTGTGCGGCGTGTTCCGTCATGAGGATCTGGCATGAGCGTTGAGCCCAAGCATCCGGTCTCAGGGGCCGCGCTGGTGTGGCCACGGCGCCCGTTCGCCATCGGAGACCGTGACGTCTTCCGCGACGTGCGCCCGGCCGGACAGACGATCGCGGAGATGTTGGCCAGCGTGCCGGGCCTGCCGTGGGAGCGCTTCCAGCGGCACGGGCGTGTCGTCGTCACGGATGGCACGAGCGAATGGGAAGTGCCGCGCGAGCTGTGGGTGCGCTGCCGGCCGCGCGCCGACCGCGACATCACTGTAGTGCTGCAAATCCCGCTGCAGGGCGGCGGAGGTGGCGGTGGTGGCAAAGGCATCTTCCGCATCATCGCTTCGATAGCTCTGCTGGCCGTGGTGACGATCGCCTCAGGCGGCTTCGGCGCGGGCATCGGCGGCGGGTTCTTCGCGGCGGGCTCTGTCTCTGCGCAGATCCTTGGCGCAGCCGTCGGCGTCGTCGGCAGCCTGGCCATCGCGGCCCTAACGCCTCCGCCGGTCGCTCCAAAGAGCCAGGAGGGACTGTCCGGAGATCGCGACCGATCCGCATCCGCGTCTGGCAATGTGCTTACGGCCGGCGGCACGATCCCGCGACCGATCGGCACGATGACGATGTATCCGCCCTTCGCAGGGCAGCCTCTCATCGAAATCGTCTCCTTCGCCGAGGAACAGGCGGAATGTGTGCTGGCGCTTGCCGGCCCGTGCAAGCTGGACGACATCCGCATTGCCGGCACGCCGATCGCTGAGGCGGAAGATCTGGAATACGAGGTGCGCGAAGGCTGGCCGAACGATCCGCCGCTTACGCTGATCACGCGGCAGGCGAGGCAGGAAGGCCCGAACATTGAAATGTCCGGCTTCCTGACCGATCCCGATCAGGATGGACTGATCCAGCCCGGCAAGGATCCTGACAAGTGCGTGCCGATCTTCCACGGGCTTGGCTCGCGCGACGCTGCCGACGAGGTGCATATCGACGTCGGCTTCGGCGGCGGCATCATGAACCTGGGCGACCAGGAGAAGAAGACGGCCATCGCGTTCCGCATGCGCATCCGGCGGCGCGGGGATGAAGCGTGGCGGAACCTTCCCGAGATCGTCGTGCGGGGAGCGAAAGGCGACGTGAAGCGCGTCTCGCTGAGGCTGATGTGGAGCGCGCCGCCGCGTCGGTTCCCGATCCCGCCGGCCAGCCGTGGCTGCTACCTCGCTTATAAGTGGGTGTCCGGCCAGACCATGCATCCGGTGACGGGCGAGTGGGCGGCCGATCCGCACTTCTCCGCAGGCGCCGGCAACGATGTCCTGATGACCGACACGATGGGCACATCGAGCGTCCGCAATGTTGCGCTTTACGAAGAAAAGGCTGAGTTCTACCTGGACCCCGCCGTGTTCCTGAAGGGCCGTTACGAGATCGAGGTCAAGCGCAGCTCGGCCTTCGACATTGAGGATTGGAATAGCGGGGGCCATCAGCTGCACGGCGACAGCCGCGACCTGTTCTTCTGGCGAACGCAGGGAGACGGGCCGAACCCTCCAGAGGCGCAGAATGACCGGCGGCTGACAGTGCAGCTCGCCCGCATCGCCTCGATCTGGCAGGAGCCCATCGTGTCGCGGCCCGGCCTCGCTCTGATCGCCATCCGTGGTCGGGCACGTCGCCTCGAGCAGATCAGCGTGCGAGCCTCGGGCTATGTGCCGGACTATGACCCGGTGGCCGGCACCTGGTCGAACTGGTCGACGCCATCGCATCCTGTCGCGGCCTTCCGCTGGCTGCTGACAGGTTCGCTGAACGCGGACCCTCTGCCGGAGGAGCTGGTGCACGATGTCGGGCTGATCGCTTGGCGCGAGCGCTGCATAGCCGCCGGCCGCGAGTGCCACATGATCGCGGATGGCGAAAGTGCCGATGATCTGCTGATGGTGCTGGCGAGCTGCGGCTTTGCGCGGCCGTGGCGCAGCGAGAAGTGGGGCGTGATCGAGGACCGCAGCCGCAGCGAGGACGGCCCGGTGCAGATGTTCAACCCGCGCAACCTGTCGGGCTTTCGGTTCGAGAAGGCGTTCGCCAAGCTGCCGCACGGCTTCCTTGTGACCTTTCAGGACGCGGCGGCCGAATATGCCGACGAGCAGATCGTGGTCTATGCGGACGGCTATGACGAGACGAACGCGACCACGCTGGAGACGGTGACCTATCAGGGCCTCACGACGGAGGCGGCCGTGCGGGAGCGGGCGGCGTTCGACCTCAAGCAGGCCCGACTGCGCGCCACCTTCAGCTATGGCGAGGCGGACATCGAGGCGCTGGTGGCGAGCCGCGGCGACATCGTGGCCGTGCAGCACGACATCCTCGACCGCTACAGCGGCAGCGCCCGCGTGAAGGATGTTCTGCTCGATGAGGAAACCGGCGAGGTGATCGGGCTCCACCTCGACAGCGCGGTTCCGGTCAACACCGTGCCGGACTTCGACGTGTTCGACTTCGCCGATGTGTTTGATGTCGAGGACGTCTTCACGCAGGAGCGGCTGAGTGGCGTGGCCGTGCGGCTGAAGAACGGCACGGTGATCACGCGCGAGGTCTACGGCGACGCGGCTGAGACCGATCATGTGTTCTTCCAGGAGCCCATGACGGCGCCTGGCACCGTGACTTTGCGCGGGCAGGAGGTCGAACTGCTCGGTCGGGACTGCCTTGTTCAGGTCGGCAGCCTGAGCCGCGAGGTGGCGCGCATGATCGTCGCCGATGTGAAGCCTAAGGATGACCTGACCGCCACGCTGACGTTGGTGGACGAGGCGCCGGAACTGTTCGCGGCCTAGTCCGCACCTACCAACATCACGAGGTCCACATGGCGCTTGCACCGACGCGCTCGATACCGGCTGCCAAGAGCTCGCCGGCGACGCAGGGCGCGAACTACTTTGCCCAGCTGGCGGCAAACCATGGCGCGATCTGGGACCGGCTGTTCGACTGGCTCAACAATGTGGCCGGCACGAACGTCATCACGGCGCAGTCGGAAGGCCCGGACCTCTCGGCCTATTCCCGTGGCATGGGCTTTTGGTTCATCCCGGCCGTGGTGAACACCGGCCCTGTCACCATCAACGTGGACGGCGCTGGTGCGAAGGATCTGCGCGACGCCGATGGTGCGGTGCTGAAGGCCGGCGATCTTCTGCCGGGAAAGGCGTATGGCATCCTCTACACGGGCGTGCACTTCCGGGTGCTGATCGCCGGCAATCGGCGCCTGGCCGAGCCGGCGGAGATCCTTGCCGGCGTCGGCGAAGGCCTGCTGGACGTGACCAAGGGCAAGGCGCTGCTGGACGCCTTCGCCCCGAGCGCGGCGGCCGAGTACATCACCGAGTGGACGCGCACCTCGACTGTGTCGAGCGTCGTGTTCAACAACCTCGGTGAGTACAGAAATCTCTACCTGGTGGGAGAGGCAAGGCCGACCACCAGCGCCTCGTCGAGCAATGGCAGTCTCGCGATCGACGTCAGCCCTGACAACGGATCAACGTGGCGTGATGGGTTAAACTTTGCGACCCCCTCGACTGCAAGCGCGCGAGATCCCGTGGTCTGCTTTATGTACGGATTCCGGGAGGCACGGCGGACGCGCAGCGTCTCGTGGGGAAATGCGCTGTTCGCGCTTGACCGCATCGCCACCAATGTCGAGGCGCACAGCGCGATCCGCATCAGGGCGACATCCACCACAAGCGCCGGCTTCGCGTCTGGCAGCTTCGTCCTCCTGGGAGACAAGTGATGAACGATCTTGTCGAGATCATCAGCCTTCGCCGCGACGAAGACGGCCGCATCCTCACGGGCGAGGACGGGCGTCCGCTGACGGACAGGATCATCCGGCAGGAGACGGCGGCGGAGGTCGCCGCGCGCCAGGCCGAGGCGGCGCAGCGTGTTGTCGAACCCGCCGAAGTGGACGCCGAGCGCGACCGGCGCATAGACGCCGGCTTCACCTTCAACGGCGCGGCGTTCCAGTCGCGGCTGTCCGACCGCGAGAACATCGCCGGCGCGGCGCAGCTCGCCTTCATGGCCATGATGTCCGGCAGCGGTGCGGTCGGTGACGTAATGTGGAACGGCACGGGCAGGGCGTTCGAGTGGATCGGCGCCGACAACAGCCTGATCCAGATGGACGCGCCGGCCGTGGTCGATCTTGGTCGCGCGGCGGCGCAGCACAAGCAGGCGCACATTTTCGCCGCGCGGTCGCTGAAGGATCTGGACCCGATCCCGCACGGCTTCGCGGACGATGTGCACTGGCCGCAGATCTAGGCGGCCCGCCATCTGACGGCGTCAACATCAAGCATACCCAGCCCGCCTCGTGCGGGCTTTTTCATAAGGTGAACCCATGGCCCCTAAGCCCTTCGAGAACTTCTCTCCGTCGCCCGGCTCGCTCGGCACCCGCATGCGCGTGATCGTGCCCAGCAACACTGATCTCGACCCGACGCCGAAGACGGTCACCCATCTGACGGGCGGTAACATCACCATCGTGCCGTATGACAATGCGAACGCAGATCCGATACCGTACACAGGTGTGCCGGCCGGTTGGATCGCGCCGTGCGTGGTGCGCCGCGTGACGGCCGCCACCGGCACGGTCGCGACCGTCGAGGGCTGAGCATGGATCTCGGCCTCAGCCTGTCCCTGCCGGCGCTGCTGATGAGGGGCGGAGGCGGGCAGAGCCCCGTCGCGGCATTCTTCGCGGACGGAACGGACGGCTTCTTCCTTCCGTCCACTGCTGTCTTCCAAGATGCCGAGATGCTGGTGCCCGCGGTCAACGATGGGGACGGCGCCTTCGTCATCAAGGACATGAGCGGAAGGGGGCGGGACGGCATACAGCCGAGCATCGCGGGACGCCCCAAGCTCTACACAGTGAACGGGAAGCGGTGCATTCGCTACGACGGTGCCGACGACCGGATGCCAAGCACCATCATCCCGGCGCTGGCCGCGACAGTGGCGCTCAAGGTCAAGGTCAACTCGCCGCAGAATTACCTTTTCGGTTCGCAGGACGCGACCACCCGCTTCAGGGTGCAGGTGGACGCCGCCGGCTCGATGCGACTGGCGTCGGGTACGGGCACCGGCACCTACGGCGCCACGGATGCGCTGGTTAATCCCGGAGTGTTCCTTGGCACCTCGGACGGCACGACGACCCGTTGCTACTGGAACGGGGTGCAGATTTCCGAGACGTCGCACCTCGGCGGCATAACTTCGCCCGTCGCGGTCATCATTGGCGGCGTCAGCGTGAACGGTTCCGCCCAAGCTTACACCGGCGCGGACATCTATGCGGCGCTGTTCGGCAACAAGGCCGTCGGCGCAGCGGATGCGGCCGCTCTGTCCGCCTACATCGCAACCAACCACTAGGACACACGACACATGGCCACGTCTCTTCCCACCATCGGCATCATTGCCAACGGCTTGCAGGGTGATGGCAACAAGGTTTGGGAGCAGATGGGCCGAGGCCCTGAGACCTTCATGGTGCCTCTGGTACCCATCTCGCCGCCGCCCACGCACCTGACCCCGCCCACGCACTACATGTTCCAGGACATGAGCGCGAACAGTGATGACGTGCTGTGCTGGCAGCAGCTCTGCGAAGGCCACCTTCCCGAAGGTGTCGAATGGACGATCATCACCGAGCCTGAAGTGCTCGCCGCCTGTGGCGCGGGCAACCTTCAAGTCTACTCTGCAGCCGGGCTCGTGACGCCGGCGGACGCCACGGCTTGGCGCACCGGGGTGTTCTCGGGCCGGGGCCTCCAGTTCGTTCCGCTGGACCCAGATTTCTAGATCATCTTGGCGGCGGCCGATCCGGGGCTAGAGGAATGGTAAGTTCTGCAGGATCGCGAAGAAGGTCAGCCGAGATCGCCATATCGGTATAGCTGGACGTGATCTTGTACTCGCGCAGGATTGCCATGACGTAGTAAGGCATGAAGTTGAACATGGCCCGATAAAGATCGAGTGCCGCGTCGTGAGCGGCTCTTAACCCAGCCTGTAAGTCACCGTTCCCGAGATCGCTGATTAGCCCTTGGCTAGCGGCTTCTTCAGCGAACCCGAATACAGTAAGGCCTTGGATCTTGCCGGCTGCGAAAACAAGTCGGGTATCCGCTTCCATCCTCCGGAAGCCTTCAAGCAGTGCGTCTCGGTCATAATGAAATGTCAGCTTATTCCGCACTCTCGGAAGCCAGTCGAAGCGCGCGAAGATCTCTTCTACTCCTCCGTAGTTCTCGTCAAAATAGGCATCCTGCAGAACTTTGCGCTTCAAGGTTTTTTTGTGCTGAACACAGATGTTGTTCCATTCGTACAGCTTCGACAACAGCAGTCTTAGAATTGTCAGCTGACGCACCATAAGAAAAGCAAGTTCTGCTTCGTTACGATTAGGGTCTTTGTTGCCAAAGATCGTCAGGGGAACAAGCGAAGATACTTCATTGAAGGCGTGGCAGGAGGCTAACAGGAATCCCAGCTTGCCTTTCGGAAGGGCGGCAAAATCGTCTTTGCTGTTCTCGAAAATGCGCACCTGCATCTGCACGCTCACCTGACTTCAACCCCGGAGTAGTCCGGTCCTTACCTCTTAGCCCGTCTGCGATCTCGCCGGCGGGCTTTTTCATGCCTGGAGATCATCATGGACACCCGAGACCTACAGTCGCGGTTGATCGCGCTCGGCTATTCGCTCGGGCCATCTGGCGCGGACGGCCACTTCGGTCGCCTCACCACGACGGCTGTGAAGAAGTTCCAGGCTGATCGGCGCCTGGACGTTATCTACCCCGGCACGGTCGGGCCGAAGACGATCGCGGCTTTGAACGCCGCCACGCCCGGCCGGGCGCCTCTGGAACAAGCAACCCTGCTGCCGTGGTTCGAAGAGGCCAAGCGGCATATCGGCCTGCGCGAGGTGTCCGGGCCCAAGCACAACAGCGCCATCGTGCAGTGGCTGGAGTTCCTGAAGGCTCCGTTCCGGAACGATGAAGAGGCCTGGTGCGGCACCTTCGTGGGCTGGTGCATCGCGTCGACCATGCCAGCCGAGCCGCTGCTTCAGAATCCGTGGGGCTCGATCAACTGGCTGAAGTTCGGCCGCGAGCTGCAGCAGCCCGCACTCGGCGCTGTGCTCGTGTTCTGGCGCGGCTCGCCCAGCGGATGGCAGGGGCATGTCGGCTTCTATGCAGGAGAGCGTGCGGACGCCTACCTGGTGCGTGGCGGCAACCAGTCGAACGCTGTCACTGAGACGTGGATCGAGAAGAGCCGCCTACGGCAGGCCAACCCCGCGAAAGGCATTCCCGGAGGCATTCGCTGGCCGCTGACCGCGCCTCTGCCGGTGGGCGGGCCCGTGCTGGTAAACCGCGCAGGAGCGCTTTCGCAAAATGAGGCTTGATCTCACAGAGGCCAAGCCGAGCGGCGAGCCTGGCTGGAAGTGGCGCCGCCTCGCGATCTTCCCGGTGGTGGCCTTCGCTTGTTGGCGGCTGATGATGATGGAGAACGCGCCCGACACGCGGCTCAACGACACCATCGCTTGGGGCTGGAACCTGCTCATCATCGTGCTGGTCGGGGGCTACACCGGCTTCGCGACAGCGCAGGACATCGTCGCGTTCCTGACCACGCGCAGCGCCCTCCCTTATTCGCCGGCGTCGTCGCCCGTGGACCCTGCCGTTGTCGCGGCCGAGCCGGGCGCCGCCCCGTGCAATCCGCTGCAGACGGAATTCGCACCCTTCGAGAATGAAAGGCGGGCCGGATGATCGGCTTCTTCCTCAATGCACTGTGGGACCAGCTGCTGAGCTGGATCTGGGTGCTCGTGGCCGTGGCCGCACTCGCGCTGCTGATCGGCGGCATTTTCAGCCCGTTGTACCGATTCCTGCTCGTCGGCCTCGGCATCGTTGCCGCGCTCGCGGCTGGCTGGCTCTACGTCCAGCACCGAGACGCCAAGGCGTACCGCTCCGGCTACGCCGACGCGGAGATCCTCTGGAGCGACAAGTACGAGACCTTGGTCCGTCAGCACGACAAGTTCGTCACGGATCTCCAGCAGACCGAGACCGCCGAACGTCTCCGTCAGGACGCCGAAAACAGACGCATCCGTGATGAGGCCGCGATCGAGGTCAGCCGCCTTGAGGCCGAACGCGCCCAGCTTGCAACCGAACTCGAGGAGATGGCCCGTGAAGCCGATGCAGACCCTGATCGTGATCGTCTCGGCATTGGCGCTGACAGCGTGCGCCGCATCGACCAAAGCGGTCGTGCGTCCGGCTCTGGCGCCCGTCCTTGATCCGCCACCGGCGGAGTTGCAGCGGCCGTGCGCAGACCCGACGAAGCTGCCGGCCGGCGCCATGACACAGCGCAATGTGGAGCGGCATTGGTCTTCGGACCGGGCAAACCTGCGCGCCTGCGGAGCGCGCCACGCGGCTCAGACGAAGTTCTACCGCGCTCGCGATTCCGCGCTCGCCGGCACGAAGCGCTGAAGGCATGGATCAGCTTTGGCTCAGCATCGGGCAGATCGTCCTCCAGTGGGGCACGCCCGGCGTGATCATCCTCTATCTCTTCCGGGAGAAGACGAACCTCGAAAAGGATGTGAAGGCGCTGCAGGCCAAGCTCGATGACAGCCTAGAGAAGCGCGTCACCGAGGCGGTCGCCAGCTCTAAGGCGGCCGATGCAATGCTCGCCGGCTTGCAGAACCTCACGGAAGTCGTCCGCAACGCGAACCACTGGCGGGGTCCACAATGATGGGCTGGCTGACAGGTAGGCGCGGGCCTCAGCGCGAGGCCCAGCAAAGAAGCGCGTCATTAGAGCGAGTGAGCGATCTTGCCGCCATCCGCGCACTGGAGAAGGCGCAGCTCGTGCGCCTTGCCGCAACCGAGCTGGAGCAAACGCTCCACGAGCTCCTCAACCGAAACGACAACCTGACAGGGCGAGGCGCTGATGCTGAAGACGATTAA